TCGATGAAATAATTTTCTATGACTAAAAAATACACCAAGCCCCACCCCCCATCAAGTTGTTATGGGTGCATTGAACTGGAAAAAAGAAAAAAGGGAATATTTGTTATGTCAGAGATGATGCGGTGTAGTAACTGTGAAGGATTGATACCGATCGTATTGGAGAAGCACGTGATCTATGATGACGGGAAGGAGATAATTTTCTGTAGTGACGAATGTTTGAATGCGTGGTTATCGAATGGGTGAGCGGTTAACAGCGGAAGAGCAGGAGCGGTTCAGAACTCTTTGTCGGACTTCTTTGAAGTTCTTGTGCAAGGGTGTGATGGGTTATAAGGACTGGAGTGCGAACGTTGATTTGCATGATGCGATGTCTGCCCATATCCGGAAGCCGTCCAAGTTCAAGCTCTTCTTGATTCCCAGAGACCATCTAAAGAGTTCGATCATTACGAAGGGAGGCGCTATCCAGCGGATGTTGAATAACCCCAACATTCGGATCCTGATAGCGAATAATACATGGGACAACGCTCGAAAGTTTTTGGGGAGTATTCAGAGGTATCTTGTCCCAGGGAGTATGCTGAGTCAGAACTTTGGTGCATTTACGGACAAGGCTTCGATCTGGAACAAGGACGAGATAGTGATTCGTCAGAGGACGATGATTCTGGATGCCCCGACGATAGCGACGACGGGTCTTGAGAAGGAGCAGACGTCACAGCATTACGATTTGATTATCGCTGACGACTTGGTGGCTAGAGAGAACGTGGCCACAGCTGAGCAGCGGAGGAAGGTTAAGGACTACATCAACTCGCTTATGGCTTTGTTGGAACCAAATGGAGAGCTGTGGGTGGTGGGGACGAGATGGAGCCAAGACGACGCTTACGGCGATTTGATCTCAGAAGGGATCTGGGATGTTATGCAGAGGAACTGTTTTAAAGATGCAGAGAAGACCCAGCCGATATTTCCTGAAAAATTTTCGATGGAGAAGTTGCAATTTTTAAGAACGAAGATGGGACCGGTGATGTTCAGTTGCTGGTATCTAAACGACCCGATCTCCGAGGAGGGCGAAGATTTTAAAAGAGAACAGATCAAGTTTTACGTTGGTGGTACTCAACATCCGAGTAGCTTGTATCTGGCTGTTGACCCTGCTATGTCTCTCGGTAAAGATGCTGATTTCAGTGCTGGCATTGTCGGCGGAATGTTTCCTGATCGTCGTATCCGGATTGTGGATTATTTTAAGAAAAGGCTGGTCCCGTCGGACTTAATTGCTGAGATTTTTAAGATGGTTAACAAATGGGGGTTACACCGTGTTGGCATCGAATCGTTCATGTTTCAAAAAACTTTACACTCCTTCGTCAAAGAGAAAATGCGGGAAACGGGCAAGTTCTTCTCGGTCGAAGAGCTTGGACGACGCAATACTGGTCGCGGTGAACCTATACTATCGAAAGAAGCGCGGATCCGATTACTCCAACCCTACTTCGAGCAAGGACTCATCGAAATCAGATCCGACATGACCGACTTCGTCGACGAACTCCTTTCTTTTCCTCGTGGCAAGAACGACGATCTCATAGACGCAGCCGCTTGGCTTTTGCAGAAGCTCAACCCCAGCGCCGGTGTTTACGACAAGACAACCAGTGGTGAGTATATCGACCCGAATACAAATAAAGTAGGTTGGACCATGAGCCATTGGACCAAGAACTTTGAAAAGAAGTCGGATAAGTCGTCCATCTACGAGAAGTTTTTCGCGGATCTCAAATGATAGAACTCCGAGTAAAAACTGAAGTAAGAAGCGTCATTAAAGAGCCGAATCCAACAGCGCCAATCCTTCAGTATTTAGCAGAGAGACTTGACAAGGAGAATTTTTTTGGTAAGATTATATTGACATTTGAAAATGGAGTCTTGAGAAATACAAAGATTGAGCAGAGTTTTACGACTCCAGAATTAGCAAATACAGTTATTCATTAATTGGGTTTTCATGAAATGAGGCCTGGTTGTTCCTATGGAACAGCTGGGCTTTTTTTATGTTTAAAGGAGCCATCATTGGATTTTAAAGATAAAGAAAAAGTAGGCGTCTCTGAAACGCCACATTCTGGTTCCGAAAAATCCGAAGTTAAAGCTTGGCTTAGAACAATAGAATCGACTGTTAAATGGCGTGACGGTATTGGCAACAAAGCCGGTTGGAAACGATTTATTAATGAGTTAAAAAACAACTGGGACTTCCTCCAATCGTCCGTCTCAATTCCTCTCGTACCCGTCAATCTTGTATTCGCTTACGTCAAAACAGAAATAGCCCGCCTTTATTTTCGAGATCCGTGGATTACCGTCAATGCTAAGAGACAGGAAGATATCGGAGCTGCCGGAATCGCAGAACAAATTATCAACTACACCTGGAACGAACTGAAACTTAAAGCTCAGATTAAACAAACTCTTCAAGAAGCGCTTGTCGTCGGACATTCATGGATCAAGGTTGGTTACGCAGCCGAATTTGGAACTGTTGAATCACAGCCGAAGGAGGAACCGAAACGTGGACCAGGTAGACCGCCCGTCAAGAAGTTTAAAGAAGTTGAAACAAACGAATACATCAAGTCTGAAAACGTCTTCGCTTATCACGTCTCCTACAAAGATATTATCTTCGACCCGTCGGCAACGTATCCTGCGACTCATAACGCCCGTTGGATGGCGCATAAGGTGGTCAAGCCATACCGCGCCGTGTGTCAGAGTGGTATATACGAACACACCGAAGAACTCAAACCCAACGTATACGTGGACGATCCCAATGTCCCGTACGACACACCCGATTCGTTAAAGGAAGGATTTGGAAAAGATGTTCGTTCTGTTGTCCTCTGGGAGATTTACGATCTCGATCACCAGACGATAACGACTGTTTCACCGGGCTGCGAATACAAGCTTCGTGAAGTTCCGCTTCCTGATTATCTGAATGGCGGATTTCCTTTTATTCAGTTTTCTTTTAACCCGATCCCAGGCGACGTCTATCCTCTTTCTGATATCGCGCCCCACGAAGGTCAGATCATTGAACTCATTAAGATTCTCTCGATTGAGATAAACCATTTAAAACGTTGGAACCGGCAGATGGTCGTCGATGCCGATACCTTTACTCCCGACGAAGCCGCCAAGTTTAAAGACGCCAATGACGGCGCTATCATCACCGCTCAAACGACCGGCGCCAAAGACAAGATTTTTATTCCGCCCTATGCTCCCGTTCAATCGGATGTCTATCAGATATGGAACCAGGTCTACGACGTATGGCGGTCCATATCAGGTCAGACACAAACAGATCAAGGCGGACAAGCGAAAACACAAACAAGAACTCTGGGTGAGCTTCGGATGCAGCTCCAAGGCGGCCATGCTCGGAGCGAAGAGAAAGTCGATGTCCTCGAAGATTCAATTGCTGAGGTTGCTAAAAAACTTCTTTCCATTATTCAAAAGAAATACGACCTGCCAAAGATAACCAGACTCGTTGGACCAAAGTCAGTTCAGAAAAAGATTTTAAAAACCTTACCTCAACGTCCATCAGCTCAGCCCCAGATACCGGGAATCCCGGGACAACCTGGACAAGCACCGAATCCCGGTCAGCCGAACCCTATTGCTCAGCAGTCGTTTACCTCGGAGTTTGGGTTCTCTTGGAACAAGACGGATATCATGGGCGATATGGATGTTGATGTCTTGGCCGGATCGACAGTCCCAATGGACCGAGAATCACAACTACAAATACTTGAAAAGATGGTTCCTCTTCTCCAATTGGCTGGAGCGACCCCCGGTTCTCCTGCGGCCAAGGCATATCTTCGTGAAGTCGTGCGTCTCTCTGGTGTTCTATCGCTTGAAACGATTATGGACTTGCTAGACGATACGCCGCCTTCGCCACCTCCGAAGATGATGGAGATCCAAGCCAAGGTTCAGGCGAAGCAACAGGAAACCAAGGTCAAGGTTGAAGGAAAACAAGCGGAAGAAAAACTTAAGCTTCAGGGTATGGCCGCTAAACTTCAAATGGATCAACAGAAACATCAATTGGATTTAAAAAAGAAACAAGCAGATCTTCAACAAAACATCGTGACTTCCATCCTCCAGAGTATGAGAGGAACAGGAAATAATGGAGGAGAACAAAATGGCCAGTCGTAAAAAATATTTGGCAAGTCAGTTGGGTAAAGAAATTGCAGAACCAGGCGCACACATAGCACACGCCGCCGTCGGACTTCTTTTAAAGAAACGACGACTTAAAGATCGTGAGATGTACATCAAAGGCGGATCCGCGAATAAGCCGATCAAAGAATATGATCCGTTTCCACGAGAACAAGTTCGAGAAACGCACGAAATAGATGATTCGACTTACGGAAAATGATTTGTTCTGGATGCGGTAATCAATCTGCACATTTGATTCAGGTCAAGTGGGGCAAGGAAGGAAGATTCGAGCAGTGCAACGATTGCGGCGGTGTCTCACACGGAACGCCGGACGTTTATTTTAAAGGCGCTTATTGGGACGAGAACATATCGTCTGAAGAGCATCCAGGACCGAAGTTCATAACGAGCCGTAGAGATAAAGCGATGTGGCTAAAGAAATGCAATTTAAGAGAATCAGGCGATCGTGTTCATGGCATGACCCGATTCGATCCGATTTCGCACAGACATGCGATGAAGTCATTAGAAAAGAGATAAAGGAGAACATTATGAAAGAAGGCGGAAAAGGCCCCAAGATTAACACAACTTCGGAAATTCCATCGGGTGGCGTTTTGGATTCGACATTGGCCGCGCAAGAACAATGGGATATGAACAAGTTGAATGACCCAACTGGTATGCATCCTGAATTCAACGGACCGAAACAAATCAAAGATAAAAACTAATCATGGCTGTTACAGACGAATTAAAAAATATTCGTGGTAAAGGCTATGGCGATA